CTTATTGTTTCCAGCAAATAACGTCGTAACAGAACCATCAGTACGTACTAATTCATGGATGACGCCAATATCATTAGCGCCTAAATTGCCTGAACTAGTATTAACTTTTGTCCAGCCTTTGCGAGCGCCCATCCGACCGTACTTATCCAAAATGCAGTTGGTCGCAGTCAACGCAAAACCAGCCGCCAAATCAAGTGGCGAGTCTTGTGTATTCAGGCCATAGAAGCCTGGTGCGCTAATGCTAAATCGTTCTAATGCTTGGCTCATACCGAAACAAACTCCTGTGACTCTGGAAAACGTGTTGCTTCCAATGAAATGTAATCAGCCAACATAGAGCGGTACAAATTGTATGCTTCCGATGAAGTTAGGCCACCATCCTCGCCACGCTCAACCAACGCTCTGGCATAGGCATTTTGCTCAACCAATACGTCAGGCACCAACACCGATGTGCCATCAGAAGACAACGTGGCTTGTGGGATGGTCAGGAAAAACTTGATGCTATAGACGCCATCAGGGCGGCCATACAATTGAATTTGAGCGTCACCATTACTATCAACGCCCTCAAAGCAATATTGCGCGGGAATGTTGGTGACAATAGGCGTAAAGTTTTGCTTTTGACGCATATCGCTAGTAGCTATTTGTCGCATAACGACATTGCTAGTTGTGTTTAGCGGATCACTTGATACACGGAATTTCTGACCTGCGCCGGTCAATGCGTAGATATACGTGCCGGATGCGGTAGTGACAGTTTTTTCTTGGCCGAGAACATTCCAATCGTAGGCGTCCTCGACTTGACGCTTGGCGTCATTAACAAACTTGCCAATAAGACTAGAGTACGAACTCAGAGCGACAGTAGAGACTGTTGGCTCACGCAATCGCACCAGAATAGAATTTACAATTTCAAGATAGGTCATTCGCTTCCCCGCAAAACTTAACAGAGCCAGCTTTTGCCTATCCCCAATGGGAAGAAGCCATCGCCCCTATTATAAAGAAAATTACATCTTTTTAGGCTTTTTCGCTGTCTTAGCCGACTGTTTAAACGCCATTTCAGTTGGTGCGCCTTTACTACCTACCTTGCGCATTTTTTCGCCAGAGCCAGCTTTAATTCTGGCTTGCTTGGCGTTGATGTTGGCATAAAGTCCGTTTTTCATTTCTTAGCCTTGTTCTTAGCTGTACGCTGGCCACGTTGTGGCATTTTGGCCTCGCTCATGGCAATAGCCACGGCTTGCTTGCGATTTGTAACTGTAGGGCCAGTTTTACCGCCAGAGTGCAATTTTCCAGCTTTGTACTCACTCATTACTTTGCCAACTTTTTTTGATCCGTACATCATGACTATCCCCTATCTAAAAAAGACCCGATCCATAACGAATGCTGCCGCGCCGCTCATGGCTGACGCAATGGCCATACCGACCCAAAAGCCGCCCTTAGACTTGTTGGCCATCGCCAATAGCTTTTTGACGTCATCGCGCAGTGCGCTAACTTCAACCTGAAGCACTTCAACCTGAGCTTCTAGCTTGCCAAATTCACGCAAATCGATATCAGACATTATCTATCTTTCTCGGCCTTCCAAGCCGTTTCTGCGCCTCTGGTGGCCGCATAATTACTAAATGCTCTTCATTATCGCTTGAAGTTTCAAGCTCATCAATGCGCTCATATCCCGCATGGCCTTTCATACTTTCAACGTCATGCGGCTGCGTAAATTCAACAGTTTGTCCGCTTTGAAGACATCTAAAAATTGCCATAGGAACCTTTAAAAATCAGGGGCCGAAGCCCCCGATTATTACGCTACTGAACGTGCTACAACGATACGCAATGTTGACGATGCTAAGTCAACGGTGGCTTCTGATTCATTTTGAATGCGGAATTTAACAGTATTAGCTGCACTGACATAGCCAGTAACAGTCAATCCCACTAAATCCACGCCCAATGATGCGCCGATGACCATATCGCCCAAAGCAACGCCTGGGACGGTTACGTCATCAGTTTCGCCAGCGCCATTAACTAGCGAGCCAGCGTCAAGTGTGGCTGTTACCATCCACGTATCAGAAAACAGGCCACGAAATTGATCGTTACCTGCGCGTACAGTTACTGCTGAAGCTGTTGCCATAGTAGTTCTCCCAATTAGGTTAAAAACCCCCGCCCGAAGGCGGGGTGTTTAATTAGGCAGGTACGGCCAAGGCAAATGCCGAAGACGACAGGGCTGCGCCAACAGTTGCCGCAGTACGCATTGCTTTGACGCCATACAGAGTGTCAGCAGTAAACAGAGTGCCGAGGTACTCTTGTTTGTACTGAGTCTGCGAGCGAACCGCAACTTGCTCAACCAGAACCATTGAATCACGGTGACCCATCAAGCAGATACGGTCGGTGCCTGAAGTGCCAGCGCCAGTATCAGCGTTTGACGAAACAAACACAGGGATACCGTACAGGTTACCGATTTCGCCATTGCGGATAGCATTGCCATCACCGACGAATGCTTGCTCGGTGTAGCGAGCCAGACCCATCAATGTATTGCGGCTTGATGGAGGAATAACAAAGAAACGGCCGTCCATTGGTGTGTCGTTGTCATCCAACCTTTGGATTGTGCGACGAATAGCTGCATCAGTCAGAGCGGCTGCATTAGACGATGTCGAGTTGTATGCAGTTGTACCGTTTGAGCCGATATAGGCTTTAGTGGTTGTGTTACTAGTTGCATAGTCATCGGTGCCAACGGTTGCGCCGTTAAATGCACGACCCAATTGAACCAAGTTGGTATCTACTTGACGCGCCAGCGCATAGCCAGCATCAGCAGTATAGAACTGACGCATAGAATTCAACGCCTGAACTTCGGCGATGTCTTCGATCAAACGGCTGTACTCATAGTGCTTGTCGATAGCCACTTGCACTTCGGTATTGCTGGCAGCAATCAGAGTTACTGCATCGGTAGCTACTTTTAACGATGCCGAACCACGGGTTGGTGCTGGGATGTGGATCACATCGCCTTTTTTGCCACGGAAATTCATCTTCATGACCAGATTGGCCAGAACGAGGTTCTTCTTGTACGAAGCAACAATCTCATCACTCCAAATTTCTGGAACGAAAGTACCTGCGCTCGATACGGTTACGCTATTGGTTGGGGAAAATGCTGTATTTGCCATGTTAATGCTCCTAGATCAAAAGTAAGTTACTTGACCCGTCCCTCTTGATACGCCGACATAATCTCATCAGATAGTGCGTCATATCGGGCTGGGTCATTCATTTTTAGCCGAATTAGGTCAGCACGTCGGTAAACTCTTTTCGAACTCTCACCGCTTCCACCGCTATCAACCTGCACGGATTTCATCGTTTGCTGGCGAGCCGTTGATGCTTGTTGGTTCGCTTGCTTAGTCTGAATACCGCGCAACTCTTTATAGGTGGACAGCAATTCGTGCGCCGAATCAAAATCAAACTCTGCGTCAGCTCGCTTGAATAAATCTAAACGAATCGGTGACGACTTAACCCAATTCACAAACCCCTCATCTCGAACAACTTGTTCAAAATCAGGATGTGCTTGAGTCAGCTTTTGCTGAGTCTGTAACGCCCTTAACTCCGATGCGGCCTTTCGAGCCTCAATGATGTCAGGGTGCCTATCAATCGTAGTACGAACTGCCTTTTGTGGGTCTTCATAGAAGTCCACTTCCGGCTCTGCCTCTGCAATAGGTTGTTGCCTAGAACTAAGGTTTTGCTTAATAAGTTCATCTGCCAGTTTCCGCACTTCGCCGACTTCTTGCGCTTGGCGTCCAATGACTTTTTCCGCTTCTTGGTGCATCTTCATAACGTCTTCAAGAGACTTATTCCGATACCGTTCAGGAAGGTCTGGTTTGTCATTACCAATCGTAGAGTCTAGCTTGGCTTCCTCTGTCTCTAACTCACTAGGCAACTCAGCTTCATTGTCAATCAACATATTAGGTTTCCTTTTCCTGCCATCTTTTGGTTCCCAGGATCATAAACAGGCCAGTTGTCTGGTTATCTGTTCGCTTTTTGCTCCGCAGCGAGTTTTTCTCGATGCCTACGATCAAATTGGGCTGCGGCGGTCGGGAATGATCCTGACCAACCCTCCAATCTAAACGCTGGAGCAGATATTATGCGGTCGGCTTTGCCTCCGCATTCGCATTGAACTTGAGTCAGCTCATAACTGACCAATTTCTCAATACGATGCCCGTTCTCACAGGCAAATTCATACATTCGGCGCATTTAATTCCTCATAAGCGTCAGAGCTGACTTGTCGTAAGTTTTTCAGCCATAGCAAAATTGAAAGTTCGCCTTTCTTGAATTGTAGACTTTTTTCGTCTTCAACAGCAGAAAGATTATTCAACGCATTTACCATTTCGTCAATATCTTCTACTAAGTCAAGCCACCCTTTGGTGGCCATCATAGAGAATCTATCTTCGTAATATTTTTGCAGTTCAGGATTCATTTAAAACCTATTCTGTTGTAGCTTCATTTAAAACCCAAGTCTGAGATTCTTCATCCCATGAATACCTTCCACCATCGGTAGGATACGAAACTGGAGCTTGCCATTGAGCATTAGCGTCTAACGTCCAGCTTGCATAAGGCTTAGGAGCCACAAACGCATCTATATCTGATTGGTACTTGTAACCAATACCAGCATAGTTCTTGCGAATGTTGCCGTTGTAACTGGTCTGCTTCCATGTGCCACCAAACAATCGCTCACAGAATGCAGCGCCGATATACTCTTTCTCTACGCCATTAGCGTCTGCCGTATCTTTGTTATCAATAACGATAACCTGAGTCACAATATTGTTTGAATCAATCTGTGCGTAGTGAGCCATTATTCTTCCCCTAAATGCAAACCTGTCAGACTTTCATCTGAGCCTATGTAACCTTTTAGAAACGTATTAAACGCTATGCTAATGCGAGTTTGATCTCCTACCTTAGTTTCAACCATGTGCGTTAAGTGCGATGGGAATAGAATCAAATCACCAGCACCTACCTCAAACCACCACGATTCAGAATTGTACGGATTAAACTCAGCAGCAGGAACCTTAATACGTTCGTAGCCGTCTTTGTAAAAGTAAATCTTATCTACCGCACGATCAGCTTGCGGATAGAACACACCAGACACTACGCTATTCGGATGCGCGTGTTTATGATGGTACTGCCCAGCTTCAGTATAGTTAGCCCAACTCTGCGTTAGATACAGACTTACATCGAATTTAGGAGCATGAATAGCTTTGAAGTATTCCATCATAGAATCTTCAATAAACTCACGCATTTCCGTTAGTTCTTTGCTCTTTAGAATCTTGCGATCTTTGCTAGTCGTATTACCTTCGTTAGCGTAATGCTCTTGACCCTTAATAAACTCTAGTTCAGCTTCAGTCAGATCACGACCTAAACTAAAAAATGCCACAGGAGTAGGGAATAAGTTATTTATGTTCACAAATCACCA